CTCCGTATCAGGCACAACTGTTTCATACAACGGTGGTCACTTGGCTCGCTGGGCGCAGACCTTATCCGCAAAAGACGAGTCACTCAAGAAGGGTACTGTTCTTTCCAACCTCGACGAGATGAATGTCTACACCGATGCTGACGGCAACCCAGTCGACAACGAGCAGTTAAACAAGGTCAAGGTCTCTGATGTCGAAGGTGATGCCAATGTCGCTGGCGTGTTTGTTAACTGGGAACATGACGAAGCCCACAATGTTGACGAGATTAACATGGCAATGACTGGCGATATGATTATCCGCATTGCCCAAGGCGTGACTGTACAGCGTGGTGAGTTGCTAATGTCTGCTGGTGACGGTACTGCTAAGCCACAGGGTGACGATATTGTGCGCTCTAAGACTGTTGCCAAGGTCACATCCAATCATGTTACTTGCACCTACGCAGACGGCTCTTACTGCGTACCGTGTGTGCTAATGGCTTGCTAATCATGGAAATCAAACTCTCACTTACAATAGAAGAAGTCAACGGCATCCTTGCTACTCTGGGACAGTTGCCGACATCTAGCGGTGCTTGGCCTTTAGTAGTAAAGATAAAGGAGCAGGCAGAGTCTCAGAAAGAAAAGGACGAGGCATGACAACGGCAGACCAGGTCAAGGGCCAGCTCGACACTCACGAACAGGTATGCAGTCAGCGATACGCTGGCATTGAGCTGCAGTTTCGCTCGACCAACGCCAGGCTAAAGCGCATCGAGGTTGGCCTGATTGGGGCAACCGTGGCCCTGATCGGCGCAATGGGTTGGGCAATCAATCTGCTGATTGGCCTGGTCGCAAAGCTGTGAAATTTTTAGGCAGGTTACTGGTAGCAGCTGGCCTGTACCTACAACGGATTGGATACAGGCTCACCCGTGACAAAGCTACCTGACCCAGGGAACCCAGCAGACGTAGCCAGGCAAGCGCTCGGTGGCATCAAGGAGGCCATCAAGGTTGGCCGCGAGATCAAGCAGACCGGGGCCGAGGTCTCCAGCTTCCTCGATGAGGAGGCCCGAGCTCGCATAGCCTGGAAGCGCAAGCAGCTCCAGCTGCAACGCCGAGGTGACCTGGTATTCATCGATGCCGGCAACGAGTACCGCGAGGTGCGAAAGATCAGAGCAGCTGAGGAAGGGATGTACCAAGATGTCGAGAAAGAGTTTGGCAGAGCTGCGGTCAACGAGGTGAAGGCATTGATCACGCAAATGCGAAAAGAAAACAAGATACTCGACCATGAGTTCCAGCGCCTGCGAGCTGAAGAGCGGCTGACCTGGATCATTATCTTTACTCTGTCCGGGATCATCTACGCAACATTCAAACTGATGGGTGCCTGGTGACAACCATCGCTGCAAATTTTTTGACAGGTGAGATGGCCGCTGATTCGATGGTCAGCTCCGATGACAGCTACTACCTGATAAACAAACTGCGCCGTGGCAAGGGCTGCATCTACGGCGGTGCCGGTGACTTTGAAAAGCTGCTCAAGTTCTACCAGGTGCTAGACCAGGGAGGTGACCTGGACTCGGATACCGACATCAGCATTCTGATGCTAAACGCACAGGGGCTGTGGGTATACGAGAGCTCGGTCATACCCGTGCCCATTAAGAATCCGTTCTTTGCCATTGGCACCGGAGCTGGATACGCAATGGGGGCCATGCACCTGGGAAAGAGCCCACGCGAGGCCGTTGAGATTGCGTGTATGTACGACACCAGCTCGCACGGCCCCATCGATGAGATGAAACTGGAGAGAATCCGTGGCACTAAAAAGAGTATCTGACGAGGAAATTATCTCGGCGATGAAACGGTTTGGCAGCACTAAGATAGCTGCCGAACACGTTGGTATGTCTGTCAGGGCATTTGCCTCTCGCAAGGCCAAGATCCAAATACAGTACGGCATCTCCCTGCCAACCTACGCTGCTCCCCAGGACAGCCGCCGCAATACCTACATACCCGAGAATCGCCGAGTGATAGATCACACGGTAGACAATGGCCATGTATTCATTGCCAGCGATTGTCACTACTGGCCAGGCGAATCAACTGTAGCTCACAAGGCATTCGTCAAGTTGCTAACCGAGTTTAAGGCACAGACCTGTATCTTGAACGGGGACTGCTTCGATGGAGCCAGGATCAGCCGACACCCAACGCTGATGAACACCAACCCCCCAACACCCAAGCAAGAGATTGAGGCGTGCCAGGATCGATTAGATGAGATTGCAAACGCATCCAAAAATGCAACCAAGCTGTGGACATATGGCAACCACGATGTGCGCCTATTTAATTACATTGCAGCTCACGCTCCAGAGCTATCAGAGTTCAGCGATTTGTTTGCGTATTTTCCTGGCTGGCACACAGGGTGGCGGGTGGACATAAACCAGTCAGTAGTCATAAAACATCGCTGGCATGGGGGCTCGCACGCCCCCTGGAACAATGCTTTGAAATCGGGCCGTAGCATCATCACCGGGCACCTACACCAGCTCAAGGTCACGCCATTTTCTGACTACGATGGGCGCAGGTGGGGCGTGGATTCTGGCACGCTGGCCGAGCCATACGGCGATCAGTTCACTTACACCGAGATGAACCCGGTCAATTGGTGTTCTGGGTTTGTCGTGCTCACGTTTGAGAATGGCAAGCTGCTGCCGCCCGAGCTGTGCGAGGTGATCGATGGCGTTGCCTACTTCCGTGGCCAGCGCGTATGAGCCCGTGGCTTATTATTTTTGTGGGCTGTGTCTACGCCTACATAGGATTTGAACAGGGCACCAGGGGCAACCTAGCAATGGCCATTGTGTTTGCCGGTTACGCTTTCAGCAACATTGGTTTATATCTCGCAACGAAAGGATAACGATGCTACCAATCGCAGCTCTACTCTCAATCGGAGAGAAGGTTCTTGACAAGGTTCTGCCTGACCCTGGCGCAAAAGCAGAGGCCCAGGCCAAGCTCATGGAGATGGCACAGAAAGGCCAGCTCGCGGAGCTGGAGTCGCACGTCAAGGAGATGGACTCAGCTCGCAAGCGCGAGATCGAGATTGCCACCAGCGCAGCTGCTCCGATGCTTAACAAAATTGTTACACCGATCCTGGCACTCGGCACCGTGGGGCTCACGTTTATTTTGTTTGCCGTGATTATCTTTGTGGACGTTGACGCAAACTCCAAGGACATTTTGATTTATGTCCTGGGCGCACTAACCAGCGCGGTCACGATGGTGTTGGGCTACTACTTTGGATCGAGCGCAGGCAGCAAAGAAAAATCCCAGCAGCTCGATGACATTCTGGATAAAAAGAAATGAACCTGACAGCCAACTTTACTTTAGAGGAACTGGTAAAGAGCGAGACCGCTCTGCGCCACAACATTGACAACACGCCTGGGGAGACCGAAATTGAAAACCTTAAAAGACTATGTGAAAAGATTCTTCAACCTGTTAGAGACCATTTCAGCACGGGGGTCAAAGTCAACTCCGGTTACCGCAGCCCCGCCGCCAACCAAAAAGTTGGTGGCTCGCCCACGTCGGACCACTGCAAAGGGCAAGCAGCGGACATCGAAATCCCGAGCATCCCAAACGCGGACCTAGCAATTTGGATCATGGACAACCTGGAGTACACCCAGCTGATACTTGAGTTCTACACGCCGGGTGTCCCAGACTCTGGGTGGGTCCACGTTTCCTACGACCCATCGAACCTTAAAAAACAAAACCTAACGGCGACCAAGCAGGCAGGCAAAACAGTCTACCTGCCTGGTCTGGTTGCCTAGAACACAAACCGGGGAGCGCAGGTCACGTCCACCACAATGTCTGTGGTGAACCCGTTGATCTTGCGCTTACCGTTTATCACCACAGCTCTCAGGCCAGAGCTCTCGCACTCGCGCACAGCGATGATCACCTCATTACGAGACATCGCCTGCACTTGCTTGTCCATCACTATTTCCTGGGTCTTGGGCGCGTCCACTACTGGGTTGCTCACGCACCCAGACAATAGCAACACCAACACTAGATATCTCATGCTGCCTCTCCCTCTAACATGGCGCCCAGTGTGGCCAGGCGCTTACTGTAGGCTGCCGTGTGGTTGATCCTATCGGCAGGTGTAATTTTTTTCATAACTAATTCGTTGGCCTCCTTGAGCTGGCGCAGCGCTGTCATCCTCTCCCGAGGTGGGCGCAGCTTTGCCCGAGCTGTCTTGTCTGCCATCACCTCATAGGCCGCGGCCCAATCAGATAGCGTCGGGTACTCGGCTACCGGCTCATCCTTGCCAGGCACAAATAGAAAGTAAGACGACTCAGACTTTCCCTCGGGCTCCTGGGCGACCCCCTCTTGGGCCTGCTCAACCTCGACGTGGTGGCGCTGGCCATCGTCGACCTCCACAACGGGCTCGAATATCTCGGGCAGGGCAACGGTAGGCTCTGGCCTCGGCAGCGCGTCTAGCGGGTTCCTGGTGGCCTTCGCGGGGGTGATATCTTTTTCTGGTTGGCTCGGGTAGTCCTCGGCCTCTTCAGCGGTGATCAATCCCTTGAGCACGTCTGGGAACGCATCGCGCAACGCAAAACCTCGAGCTCTCATCTGCATCATTCTTTTTGGATACGCAGACCAGGGTCCCTGCTTTCCCCAGAGACCAGCTCTCTTGGCGTCCTCGACCGAGAACTTAACCGTCACCGGAGTGCGACCCTTGCGCTTGGCCACGCACACCGCAATATAGTTTGGGCTCCCTTCGTTCTCAAGGTACTCCTCGATGTCATCGCACACTGCGCTGGCCTGAACCAAGGCCATGGCTGCGTCGCCGTACACGCTTGGCTTGCCATTGATGCACGCAATATTCTGGAGCGCCTGGAGCGGTGCCAGGCCCAGCTCACGTCCCCACTGGATAGCTACCAGGACATCCTCTGGTTTGTTCTGGTACGCCTTGGGAACCATCTGAGACTTGGCCAACATATCCGAGAACCTCATGGCCTCATCTAACGTCACGGGCGCGAAGCCCTGGTTGTTTTGTACTTGTAGATTCACTTGTGTTTCTCCTCGATTAAAAATTGATCCATGGTATCCAGCACGACGTTGACCAACGCGTCAACCACATCCATCGCTCGGTCCCGATTCATAAAGCTGCCCGGTGTTCGGTTGGCAGCGTCAAAGCACAGCGCCTGCAGCTTGAGAGCTGCCTGCAAACGTGAGTTCATTAGTTTGTGATCTCCTGGGCTCATTTCTTTTTGGCCTCCTTGATTGACAGGGTTGATTGCCTGATGGTGTATGCGTCCTTCGCGGGTACCGTCTTCGCAGGCTGGGCATCGTATCTTTTGATTGGCCACTTGATGTCGTATCTCCCGGCCTCGGCAAACTCAGCGTTGTCCATCATGTCCTTGAGCGCCTTCTCATCTTTTGCCACATCTTTTTCAATTCGTTTCAGCTCCTGTTTCGCCCTAAAAATTTTATGAGCGAGTTCCTCGGCATCGATCCCAAGCTCGATTGGGTCTGGCCTCGATGGGTACGGACCTCTGTGCTCTGGCCAGCGCTCCCCATCAACTGGTGGGTAGTAGTCGATCTCGCCGGTCTCCTTCCACTTGTCCAGCTTGTCTTGGAACTCTCGGGTCACCCTGGCAATGTAGTCAATGGTTTCCTGGTGCGGCTCAAACAAAAAAATCCGCATGGTTGTGCCGCGGTAGAGTGTGGCCACGCACCCCCACTTGGCGTGGATGATGTCCATCTGTGCCTGCAGCTGAATCGGGCCGCGCCACAGTGGCGGGGTGTCCTCTACGTCCATCGCTGTGAGCTTGGCCTCGAGCACGCCGACCCCATCTAGCTTGATGGTGTCAGCTCCAACGACATAGATGCCGCTGTCTGGGTCGTGGTGGATTACCTGGCCGCCACCATCTCCGGTGCCATCGAGCGAGCAGCACAGGGGCAGCTCCGCGTGGTACCTGGCGCTGGGGTGATCGATTACCAGGTCAGACAGGCGCAGGCGCTCCGCTGCCTGGGTGAGAATCAAGGGCTCCATAAGGTTGCCCCAGGCCATGGCTTCGTTGCCAATATCTTCGCGCTCGATAAACTGCATCGCGTTGATTGAGCACTCGAGCTCATCGTTGGGGGTCCGGTACTTTGACAGGCCCATTACAGCTGTGAGACGTGACGCCGACATCATTGTGTCGGGGGTGACTTTACTTACCATTTCTTTTTCCTTTTGCTTTGATTAGTCGATAGCTCGCGTAGCGCTTGCCGTTGGTGTAAATCATTGTGGTGTGAATGTTGTGGCCAACCTCGCGCAGCTCCGCGATCCTGGCCGCCAGGCGAAAGCACTGGCACCCGGCCAGCGCAGCGATAGGCGTAACGTGAACACCGCGTTGCAGCTCCTCTAAGATCCATGCGCTCTGGTTCATAGAGTGAGCCTCTCAAACAAACGCAACGATTAAAAAGAAAGCGGCCAGGGCAACAGCGCCTGCCACCTTCAGCCAGGTTGGCTCATCGACCTCGGCTGGCTCGATGGGCAACATATCTCGCCAGCTGCGAGCGTGGTTGGTGCGTGGGTCTACATATAAATCGGGTTTTCGTTTCATAGTTTTCCTCTGGTTTAGTTATCGCGTGGTGCGTGATTCTGCAGCTGCTCGACCATCTTTCCCAGCTCTCTCTTCTGCTGGCCGGTCAGGCGGTTGCAGTGGATGCGGTCTGATCGGTGGATCACCCGGCCAATGGCCAACGTGATTGCCACAAACCCGACCAGAAACAGGACGCCGTACATCAGGCGGCCCGTCTCATTAGGTTGGCCACCTGGCTAGGCGACCACGTTGTATTGCCGCGTGGCGTACACACCCCGCGAGCTGACAGAGCAGCTGCGATGTCGCGCAGTGACTTGGACCCGGTCTTAGCGATGATCTCGCGGACCACTGGGCCAACGCGCTGGGCAAATGCGTCTGCGTTGGCCTGGACGGCCTCGATGCCTGCAGCTGATGCCTTGGCCGGGTCGGGTGACCCCAGCTTAACTCCGCGAGCTTTAGCGGCTGCCAGGGCAGCCTTGGTGCGGCGAGATATCTCCTCGCGCTCGTGCTGGGCGAAAATAGCGCGTACACCAAACTCGAGGGTGCCAGCGTGTGGCATATCGGCTGCCACAATGTTGACGCCAGAGTCGCGTAGGGCAAACAGGAACCCTACCTTACGCGATAGGCGGTCGACCTTGGCAATCAGCAGAGCTGCGCCAGCTTTCTTGGCCATCGCAATTGCAGCTGCGAGCTGTGGGCGGTCGTTGTCTTTGCCAGACTCGATCTCGGTAAACGAGTGAATGATCTGTGTGGCGTATGGGGCCACAGCGGCCTGCTGTGCCTCGAGGCCCAGGCCAGAGGCGCCCTGCTTGTCTGTGGAAACGCGGTAATAAGCAACGTATTTGGCCATGATTAAACCCCCACCAAATACTTGATGAGGATTTGCTTTGCTTCCTCGGCGTTGCGTGCAGCGTAATCGGGGCAAATACTGGTTTCTGTGCCGTTGTCATACACAGCAATCCACCAGGATGAAACGGTTGCTTTGATGCGTGGGTTGTAACGCTCTGGCTGCAAATAGATTTCGACTAATTTCATGTTCAACTCCTGTTTCTCGGTGGTTGGTGATTGCACTGTGCAATACAAAACGAATATTGCCTAAGTTGTTTTTTGCTGTCAAACCCTTTGTAAACAAATAATTTATAGGTGCTTACCCTAGTATCGGCTACCAGGTGAGCTATTCGGTTATTATTCGGTGCATTCACAGTGCAACTAAAGGAGCCAAATGGCCACCCAAAACAGACCATTGATGGTCAGGCTGCGCCCTGACACGCGTCAGCTGCTCGAGAGGGCTGTGTCGGACCAGCGCCGCAGTCGCTCTAGCCTGGTAGAGCAGGCGCTCAGGGAAATGCTCGAGGCCAGGTACGCCGATGTCGCGTCCAGGCTAGACCAGATGTTGGGTGGCGTGCGATGAATGGCCGGGGAAGGCGTCAAAAGGGGGCCACCGGCGAGCGAGAGCTGGCTGCGATATTGACTGACCAGCTCGGCTTTGAGGTAAAGCGCAAGCTGGGCCAGGCAAGAGATGGTGGCCACGACATCGAGATTGGCCGGTTCTGCATCGAGGTCAAGCGCCAGGAGAGATTGGCCATCGAGGATTGGTGCCGGCAAGTGGAGCTATCGGTTACGACGAGCTCTCCGATTGATTCTGAGGGCTCTGTTGGCTCGCCCGTGCCCGTGGTGATATTCAGGCGCTCTGGGCAGCCCTGGAGGGCCGTGGTGCCATTGGATTGGTTTTGTAAGGCAGTGAGGGAGGATCTAGGTGGCTAACGAGCTCTACAGGCACGTCACGTTGAGGGAGGAAACCGTGTTGGGCACCAGGTGGTGCTCGCACTGTATGCATCGACGACCGATACAGGGGGGAACATGGAAGACGTTGAACGGGGGAAAGAACCGGCGGTGGCAGTGCATGAGCTGCGCGGAGAATCAGAAGATGAGAGCTGCGCAGACTGCAAGAGCGTGAGTTTTAGGGGGTGGTTTCTGTGGTGTCGGTTCTTTGATAAACCAACGACAGGGAGGGTCAACGGATGCTCCGCTTACCAGCGACAGTGAAAAGCTACGCTGCCGGGGTTGCGGCGGTGTTCACCCTGGCGCTCGGTTGGTCGATTTGCCTGACGGTCGCGTTGTTGGGAATTATTCTGAGGAGTTTTTCTTGCATTACGAGGCTAGGTTCGTACTCAAGAAGTATCGCTCCAAGAGGACCCGCCTGGCTTACCTCGATTCTGTGGAAGAGAAAAGAGGGAAAGCCGCCAGAGTGGCGCTACGGCAAGAGATGATGGTGATATGGGAACACAGACAGCAAAAGTGATTGAGTTTACGTTGCCCAAGCGCCCACCCAAGATTGTGGAGAGGGACGCGCCACCGGATCAGCGCAGCTTGGCGGTGGTGCCACTGCGAGCTATCCGAGACCGCGAGCTCACCGATGGTCAGCTGCGAGCTCTGGCCATTCTGTGCAGCTACTGCAACCGGGCCGGGATAACGTGGGTGAGCCAGGCCAGGCTGGCCAAGGATATGCAGGTGAGCCAGCAGTCGATATCAAAGCACCTAAAGGCTCTGGTGGCAGCTGGATACATCGAGGTGACGGCCAAGGGATTCAGGGGAGAGCGAGCTAACACCACGCGTGTTATTTACGATCCCAATGTTACGTCCCAGGACGCGATAGCTATCACCAGCGGCCAGGAGGACACCAGGCCACCACACCAGGCCAGGAAGGAGACGGCGCAGGCAATGGAGCCAGAGTTTACAGAGGAGCAGATGGCGGCCAACCGCAAGAGGCTCAAAGAGATGCTGGGAGGACTAGCAACCAGGGACGGATTTCACTACAACAGACCAGAGAGAATAGGAGACATCGTGGCAAGGAAACCAAAGGCTAAAGCACAACCAAAGGACACCACTCATACACAACCCAATAAGGTTGTGAATGAGAAGGGCTCCCATACACAACCACATACACAACCTAATACGGTTGTGGAAACACAGAAGAACATAGGTATAGATAGGTTGTTTATGTCTATAGGTTTAGAAATAAATAAAGAATTAAAAAAGACTTTAGAAGATTGTTTAGATTCTAAGATGATCTTTACAACCTTTGAGGAGTTGAAGAATCGATACGCAGCCGAGAGCTTGCCAATGCCCAAGAGCCCGGAGACCATCGTTGAGATGATGATCCTCATAGGCGCCGATGCCTCTCTGACGCGATCTGAGGTACCGCCATGCCGCTGACACAGGGTAGGGTAGGCAAGGGTAGCAGGCGCACAGTGCGAGCCCGTCACAGCGCCTCTAATCCAATCTGTTCAATTGCCAAACGAACGTATGGCTTTTGTACGCAGCCAGGGGTACGCTGCGTGTCAGGCGATTGGCAGCCAGGAGCGGTGGGGTGGTCAACCTTTTGCGGTGGACCTGGCCTGGGCTGGCTGTGGGAAAGGCACCCCTTCCCTCCCCCCCGTCCACACCGTAGCGGGGGTGTCTCTCCGAAATTTTCCTCAACTTTTCTTGGAAGGAGTTTTTGATGGCGTATGACAAACCTTATGAACACAAACCAGGCTTTGGGTCGATTTTTAACAACGCAGACAAGAAGGAGGATTGGCAGGGGGACATGACCGGCAAGTTCATGCTGCCAGACGGCAAGTTGCACTACATCAACGCTTTCAACCTTGTGGACAAAAACGGCAAGGCGTACCTAAAGCTAAAGATTGGCAAGGAGGTGCAATCTGGTGGCCAGGCCTACTCCGCAGCTCACAAACCTTTCCCGGCCCAGGACAACCACAACAAAGCCAAGGCAAACGGGTTCGTGGACCTCGATGAAGACATTCCGTTCTGATGACCAGGCCCAAATCCCGTATATCCGAGCAGGTGCCCAGCCTCAAGAACTGGGGTGGGGTGCGCTCTATCCAGCGTCGCATGGAGCGCTCGGCCACGATTACGGAGAACCGAGAGGCCATTGCGTTTTCCCTGCTGTGCATGGCCAACACCAAGATCACAGATATCCTAACGTGGGACGAGGACGGAAATGTCAAGGTTAAAGCGGCAAGTCAAATTCCTGACCACGCCTTGCAGGCAATCAAAAATATCAGGGTCAGGCGTGAGAAGGATGGTTCGCAGACGTTGGACGTTGAACTCTACGACAAAGTTGGCGTGCTCCGTCTACTTGCTAAAGCGTCTGGACTACTTGATAACCCGGACGATGGATCAGATAAACCGTCGGTGCTAGATGTCAACGTAATTGCGCCGGCAAGGGAACAGGAGCCAGAGACATGAGCTTCGATAGCTGGGTAGCGTCCAGGCAAGACGCCAAGCACTGGTCCGAGGACGAGCTGGCCTGCGCCGAGGTGGCCTGGAAAGAGTGCCAAAAGCACTGGGAGGGTGTGTGCCAGATGCACCTTAACCGCGTCGCAGAGCTCGAGCGCTCCGTGGCCTGGCAAGATCACCACATCTGGAACCTAGAAAACCGTAAGGAGACCAAAACATGAACGACCTGGGGTGGTTTTTGCTGTATTCCGTGTCCTGGCTAGCCTTCTCTGTGTGGGCGTCGTGGAGGGTGGACCAATGAGCCAGGCAAATGACAGGCAAGAGGGCGGCAGTCACTACAAAACCAAGGCAATCCAGCCCTGGGACTACATTGTGGCCAACGAACTGGGGTTCCTCGAGGGCTCGATCATCAAGTACGTCACCCGATACAAGGAAAAAAACGGGGTCCACGATCTAAAGAAGGCCGCACACTTCCTCGAGAAACTGATCGAGGTGCAAAGTGGCAAGAACTAAGGAGCAATCCACCAAGGCCGTGGCCACAACTGGCCTCAACCTAGACTTCTCTAGGTCCCCAACCGTCTACGACTTCATTGGGTCCAACGCATTTGTGCAGGGAGTCATGGGCCCGGTTGGCTCTGGCAAGAGCTACGCGTGCGCTGCCAAGGTAATGATCAAGGCCGTCAAGCAAAAGCCCTCCCCTATCGATGGCATCCGATACACGCGTTTTGCAATTGTACGCAATAGCTACCCAATGCTAAAAACCACAACCATCAAAACCTGGCTGGACCTCTTCCCAGAGGCAACCTTCGGCCCAATGCTGTGGACTCCACCGATCACGCACCACATCAGGTTGCCGGCCAGAGACGGGGCCGCGGGAATTGACTGCGAGGTGATATTCCTTGCCCTCGATCAACCTAAAGACGTGCGAAAGCTGTTGTCTCTGGAGCTTACCGGCGCCTGGGTCAACGAGGCCCGAGAGCTGCCAAAAGCGGTGATCGATGGCCTCACCCACCGGGTCGGTCGATACCCGACCAAGAGAGATGGTGGCGCCACCTGGCACGGTATTTGGATGGACACCAACCCCATGGACGACGATCACTGGTGGCACAAGATAGCGGAGAAGGAAAAGATGTCTGGCCAGTACGCGTGGAAGTTCTGGAAGCAGCCAGGGGGCATCGTCGAGGTAGACCCAGAGGAGCTGCCAGAGAACCCGGAGGCAAACGACCACATCTTCTCAGCTGGCAAGTGGTGGAAGGTGAACCCAAAAGCAGAAAACATCAACAACCTCCCGCCCGGCTACTACCAGCAGATGCTGCTTGGCAAGAACCTAGATTGGATCAAGTGCTACGCGGGCGGTCTGTATACCTACGTCCAAGAGGGCAGGCCGGTTTGGCCAGAATACAACGACTCAACCATGTCTGGCGACACCACGGTCAACCCGCAGGTGCCAATCCAGGTGGGCCTTGACTTCGGTTTGACACCAGCTGCGACCATTGGCCAGAGATTGCCAAACGGAAGGTGGGAGATTCACCACGAAATCGTTACCTTCGACATGGGACTCGAGAGGTTTGGCCACCAGCTGCTAGCCGAGCTCAACGCCAGGTACCCAAACCACCAGGTAATGATCTGGGGAGACCCGGCAGGCCAGGCCAGAGACGCCATCTACGAGGTCACCGCCTTTGATTTCCTGAGAACCCTGGGTCTCAAGGCACAGCCCACAGCATCAAACGACTTCAAGGTCAGGCGAGAGTCATCTGCCGCCCCAATGCAGCGACTCATAGAGGGAAAGCCAGGTCTCATGGTGAACCGAGAGTGCAAGCTGCTAAGAAAGGCGCTAGCTGGGGGATATCACTTTAAGCGGGTCGCAATTGGCGCCGGCCAGGAGCGATTCAGAGATGCCCCAAACAAGAACGAACACTCACACATTGGCGATTCCTTTGGGTACTTGCTGCTTGGCGGGGGCGAATACAACCGAATGACCAGGAGCCACAAACTAGGTGGCCAACCACAGGGCATGATTGTGGCCAACACCGACTTTGACATCTTTGCGTGAGGTGATTGCACAGTGATATCGCAGGTATTGCATACCGATTAAAGACCAATAGAATAAAAGCATGAGTGGCTTAGTCATCTTTGAGAGCGGGGAGCTCTCAGTTGCAGATCAACGCGAGCTGGTGATTAAGATGCAGGGCGAGCTGCTCGATATGGAGCAGGCAAAAATTGTAACGTCTCATCGATTCTTGCCTGGCCTGTACGAGCGCACGATTACGATACCACCGTGGACTGTGTTAACTGGAGCTGCACACAAAACGCAATACAGGGTTCGACTTGAGAGTGGAACCATCGCAGTCAACACAGACAGTGGAGTAAAAGTGCTGGTGGCCCCAATGGAATTTGATGTGCCAGCTGGTTTTCAGAGAGCTGGTAGGGTGTTCGATGAAGAGGTTGTGTGGACTGACATATACGAGAACCAGGACAACTGCCGTGACATTGAATTACTTGAGAGTCGGTTGTATGAGGTGCCAGCGTGTGGGCTGGGTGAAAATCGTAGGTTGAAAGGGGAACTAATATGGCGGGATGGGTCGCAGGCGCAATTATCTTAGGCTCTGCCTACACAGCAAACGAAGCTCGCAAGGCTAGAAAAGGCGCAGAGCAGCAGCAAGCGCAGGCGCTGCAACAGCAGGCAACAGATGCAGCTGCAATGCGCGAGCAAGTTGCCAAGCAAAACGAAATCTACGCAACACAGGCAGCTAGCTTAAAAGAGCAAGCAGACCTAGCTCGCCAACAGTTTGAGCAAAGCTCTCTGCAATATCAAGAAAACAAGTTGGCCATGGAGAAAAAATCCAAAGAGGTTCAGGCCGCAGCTGACGAGGAGCGGCGCAAGGCAGCGGAACAAGAAAAGTCTGCGTTACGCGCCCGAACCCGTGGCGGTAGACGCGCTCTACTATCTCAGGAGCGACTAACACCAGAGCTTGGAATTGAAAGCACGCAGCTTGGCACCAGGGCAATGGTCTAACGATGGCGGCGCCGACCCTATATCAAAAACGCACAGCGGCAAAACGCGGCGCAAGAGATATAACTCGCCTAGCGGAACAATATAAAAGCGGCGTTCAATCCATCACATCTGAATACGAGCGGGCATTTGGTGCATATCAAACCAAAACAGCCGAGACGCTGGCGCCATATGAGGCCGCTGTTAAGAAATACCGAGAAATTACTTTTCCTCAATACGAAAGCGCGGCTGCAACCTACGAGGCCAAGGCCAAAGAATACCAAAGCAAAGTATCAAGCTACCAGGATTTATTAAAAAGCTATGCTGTTGATCCCCAGGGCCGGCGCGTCACAATGTCCAACTACGCTTATGGAAACGTATATACAACCAATTATCCAGGCACAACACAACAGGTCAATGTCGCAGAAGCGTGGAAATATAACCCGACTAACCTACCAGAAAGTTCTTTTGTTGAAGGATACTCAGGGCAGTCTCGCTGGGTTCTTCCATCGGGGTGGGAGTGGGTTCCAGATGTCGAAGGACAAACTGGGTATCAAGCTACTGGTTATCTTAGAAAATCTGGAGTCACCACGCCTTTTGAGCAGTTTACTCAGCGCACGGCGCCAGGCGCGTTTACAGAGAAGGCCCCAGCTGCGCCAGAGGCTCCACCATCTGCGCCAACAATTGAGTCATTCTCTGATGAGCCATTTCAACAAAAGCGAGCCGCACTACAGAGCGAGTTCCAACGAGAGGTTGGCGAGCGCAAGGCCGCTCGATTGTCAGCTGTATCACGCCGCTCTGCGCGGCCACTTATGCAAGGGTAACCATGGACAAAGTTGAAAAAGTGATGGGTGAATACAAGCGCGGCAAGCTCAAGAGCTCATCTGGCGACAAGGTCAAAAGCCGAAAGCAGGCAGTGGCCATTGCGCTATCTGAGCAGCGCAGGGCTCGCAAGGGCGGTTTGATGAAGGGTGCAAAATATGGATAAGGAAGTGTGGGACAAACCCAGGCCAAAGAGCGCTGGCAAGCCAGAGAAACTTACGCCATCTGAAAAACGTATGGCCATGCGCAAAGCTAAGAAAGCTGGGCGGCCATATCCAAACCTAATTGATAACATGATGGCGGCCAGGGGCAACAAATGAAAGTAGAAATTGAAATTGAATCAAACGGCAAACACAAAAAAAATGGCCAAGAAGAAGAGTCAAGCGAGGCTTTAAGCGACGATCAAAAGATGGCCATCGGTAAAAAACTTAAAAAAAATATGATGCTTACCCGCATGGAGCGCAAGTTGTTATCTGAATATCTGCTCGAGGAAGAGGATTGATGAGCAAGTATAAGGACCCAGAGGGTGGCCTAACAGAGGCTGGCCGGCGCAAGTTTGAGCGATCAGGTGAGAGCAAGAATCTCCAGCCTGGCGTCAAAGAGGGCTCCCCATCTGGGGACCGGGCCAGGCGCAAGGGTTCTTTTTTAACTCGCTTTTATACAAACCCAAGCGGGCCATTGGTAGACGAAAAGGGCAGGCCAACGCGTCTAGCGAAGGCAGCAAATGCCTGGGGCGAGCCAGTGCCGCGCACTAGGTCTTCAGCTGCAAGATTGGCTGCCAAGGGTCGCAACTTGCTTGAGAAGTACAAACTGGAAAAGGACTGACAGATGGAAATTAGTTACTACGACAAGAAAGCGCCGGGTGGGATTCGCTTGTCTCCTGACGAAATAATGAAGCGCCAGGAAATAGCTCAAAAGAAAAAAGACGAATTCCAGCAGCTGTATCAAGACGCCTACGAGTTTGCCCTTCCACAGCGCCAGCTATATGGAATCTGGGAAGGTGGCGCGTCTGGGATGAAAAAAATGCAGAGAGTATTTGATTCGACGGCGATCAACTCTACGCAGAGATTTGCTAACCGACTGCAGTCTGTAGTGTTTCCTCCCCAGCGCAAGTGGGCCAGGCTCGAGCCCGGTCCGTCTATCCCAATGGACAAGACACAGATGGCGCAGGCGATCTTGGATGTCTACCAGGACAAGATGTTTGCGGCGCTACGCCAATCTAACTTTGACATTGCAATCGGAGAGTTTCTCTTGGACCTCGCGGTTGGCACGGCCTGCATGATGGTGCAGCCAGGTGACGACATTAGCCCAATCAACTTTGTGCCGGTCCCGCTCTTTCTGGTCGCATACGAAGAGGGAGCCAACGGCCAGGTCGACAACGTCTACCGTCGGATGCGCATGAAGGGCGAGAGCATCGAGCGCCAGTGGCCAGATGCCAAGATGCCAGACGATATGGTGCGACGGATTCAAAATAAACCCACAGACGACGTGGAGCTGCTCGAGGCCACCATATTCGATACCAAACGCGGAGATTATTGCTACCACGTCATCGACAAGGTATCCAAGCAAGAGATTGTTTACCGCAGGCGCAAGACCTCTCCGTGGGTAATTTCTCGCTACATGAAGGTAGCCGGCGAGATATACGGTCGCGGTCCGCTGATGACGGCGTTGCCAGATATCAAGACACTAAATAAGACCAAGGAGCTGCTGCTCAAGAACGCCTCTATGGCGGTCTCTGGTGCCTACACCGCAGCTGACGATGGGGTCTTAAACCCGAACACGGTCAAGATTGTCCCTGGTGCAATTATTCCCGTGGCGCGTAATGGTGGGCCACAGGGCCCGAGCTTGCTGGCGCTGCCAAGGTCTGGCGACTTCAACGTCTCACAGCTGGTAATCAACGACATGACCGCCAGCATCAAGCGCATTCTCCTCGACGAGTCATTGCCACCAGACAATATGTCTGCCAGGTCTGCCACAGAGATTGTGGAGCGCATGAAGGAGCTGGCACAAAACCTGGGATCTGCCTTTGGCCGACTGATCAACGAGACCATGATTCCTTTGACGGCCAAGATTCTTGAGGTCATGGACGAGCGCGGGATGATTGATCTGCCACTGCGGGTCAACGGCCTCGAGGTCAAGGTTACCCCGGTGGCTCCTCTTGCCCAGGCCCAGGCCATGGACGAGATCAACGCAATCTTGCAATACTCGCAGCTGATGCAGGGCTTTGGCACAGACGGTGCCGTAGCTATCAAGACAGACCTGGTTGTCGACTACATTGGCGACAAGCTAGGGGTGCCAGCTACATTGAGAAACAACCAAGCAGAGCGAGCAGTGCTCATGGAGCAGATGCAGCAACAGCAGCAAAACGCCTTGGCCATGCAGGCCATGAGCGCACAGATGGCCGCAACCTCGCAGCAACCAATGGTCCCACCTGAGATGGTGCCGGCATGAGCTGGGACGATCTCGAGGACCCGGTCCCATCAGACATTAGGGACGTAACCCAACAGCGCGAGGAGCTATCCAAGCTGTGCCTGCGCGTATTTGCTACCGAAGACGGGCAGAAATTGATGACCTGGCTTCGGGCAACCTATGTCGACGTGCCTGTCGCCGCGCCTGGCACCGACGCCTCATTTGCTTACTTTGTCGAAGGGCAAAGAAACGTGGTGAGGGATCTAATGTCGCGGATTAACCAAGCAAGGAAATTATGAGCGAAGACACCAACGTCGAGCCCGGAGAGACCGGCCTACTCGATAACGTGCAACTAGAGGACCCAAACGCAAACAAAGAAGTAAACCCATCGGCAACCGCGGTTGACCACAAGGCAGCGCCGCCAGGCGAGCCAAAGCCAGAGGGCCCGAAGGACAGGCCAGAGTTTCTCCCAGAGAACTTCTGGAAAGATGGTAAAGCAGACTACGAAAGCCTGGCCAAGAGCTGGAAGGACCTACGGGCAAAAATTTCCAAGGGCGAGCACAACGCACCAGCTGATGGAAAGTACAAGCTCGAGGCATTTGGAGAGGGCTACGACGACCAAAACCCAATTGCTGGGACACTAAGCAGCTGGGCCAAGGAGAACGGACTATCTCAGGCTCAGTTTGATGACCTGGCCGGGAAGCTATCCTCCCAGGCCAGAGAGCTTATGCAGGGCGAATCTATTGACCCGGCAGAGGAGCTCAAGGCCCTGGGACCAAATGGCAACGCCATCGTTAACGGCATGGTTGATTGGGCCAGGGGGTTGGTCAATAAAGAGATTCTATCGAAGGAAGACTTTGAAGAGTTTAAGATTATGGGCGGCACAGCTCGGGGCATTAACGTGCTTATGAAGATTAGGTCTGCCTACGAGGGTAGGATGCCAATCGACCCGGCACCGCTCGAAGAGGGAATGAACCGCAACAAGCTCGAGGAGTACATCAAGGACCCTCG